TTTACTTTAACTCACGCTAATAACTCTCAGACGGACAGAACGTTTATATACATAGTTATTGGATAAAAATGAAAATAGTACCAATTGGTGCTCCGTTACTGCCTAAAGTTTGGCAGCATATAGCCCCATTGTTGAACAAGGCAGTACGCCTATCACCAGAATTACTTAGAATAAATGATGTTTATGAAGCCTGTTTAAAAGGCGTTTATGTCGTTTGGGTGGCGCTTGATGAGGACAGCGGTGAGTTTGTCGGCGTTATTTCCACACGAATAATTGATTATCCGCGAAGGAAAGCTCTCGCAATGGATTTTATTGGCGGCTCAAGAATTAAGGAATGGTTAGAAATGGCTCAAGAAGCAATTGAAGAACACGCAAGAAGAAATGGTTGCTCTCATTTAGAGGGCTATGGACGTAGGGCATGGTCAAAATTTTTGGAACCGCAGGGGTGGAAGCAAGCCTTTATTACTTACAAGAAGGATTTGACAGATGAGTAAGGGTAGTCGCAATCAAACAATTACTAATGTTCAAAAGCTTCCAGAAGCAGTAGAAGCGGCCTTAGAACAGGCATACACTGACTTTAATCCGTTTGACGCGACATTTAGAGCCACGTCTGAGTTTAATCCAAGGGCATATGATGGACCTGCAATGGCTGACTTTTCTGCGTTGCAAAATGCGGCTTTGGCTAGTGCGGGGGATTTAGTCAATCGTCCAGATTATATAAATCAAGCACAGAATACGTTTACTGATTTTGCTCAAGGAAATACCGGAATTGGATTTGATCCAACAAACTTGCAGCGACTTTCTACTCAAGGAGTTGATACGTCAAATTTACAAAGTTTGTTTGGTAGCGTTGATCCGGCAGTTGCTCAGTTACAAAATTTGTCACAGCAAACAACAAGTCTTGATCCTCTTGCACAGCAACAAAACCAACAAAATTTAGCAACAGGATTACTAGGTCAGTTAGCCGTAGATGGTGGCACTAACCCATTTCTTCAACAACAATTAGACAGTGCTATTTCTGGTGCGGTAGATAAAGCAACTTCTCAATATGCGTTAGGTGGTAGGCTTGGCTCAGACTCATTTGCCGGGGCGTTGGGGGCAGGGGTTACAAATGCAGCGGCTCCAATATTGGCCCAAAACCTACAGCAAGATAGAGCAAATCAATTAGCGGCGGCACAGGCGCTTGGTAGTGTTTCAGGTGATGATTTATCTAGGGATGTAAATGTTGCATCTAATTTAGTTCGCGGTGGGCAAACCAATTTATCTAATCAGGTAGATGCTACAAGGGCTTTATCAGCGGCATTTGGTCAAAATTTAGGTCAAAACACAGACATTGCTAACAGTCTAATAAGGGCAGACCAAGCTGATTTAGCAAGGCAACTTTCGGCATCACAAGCATTAGCAAATAATCAATTAGATCAGTCAAGAGCCGCCGCTGCTATGCAGTTAGATGGAGCAAGTCGTTTACCAGGGTTACTGAGTGCGGATCAAAGCAGAATTGGCACATTACAAGATCTTGGCGCAATGCAGCAAGCCCCTGAACAAACTGCGCTTGACGCTGAAAGAGCTAGGGTTGCAGAGCAAAATGTTCTTGATCAAAACCGTATTAACGCTCTTCTTGGTGCGTCTGGCATGGGGCAAGGTATGTTTGGTACAACCACCCAAAAGACAGGTGGCGGTCCTAGTGCTTTATCATCAGCTTTAGGCGGGGCTTTAACAGGAGCTACTTTAGCTAATACTCTTGCTATCCCTGCTTTAACCCCTGCTACTGGTGCAACAATTGGAACTCTTTTAGCTGCTTTTTCAGATACCAGACTTAAAGAAGATGTAGAGTTGCTTGGTAAGCACCCTAACGGCTTGAATGTGTACCGTTGGAAGTGGAACGAAACAGCTAGAAAGAACCGCTTTGAAACTTATCCAACTGAAGGATTTATGGCTCAAGAGGCTCAGAAACTTTATCCAGAACACGTTTATAGACACTCAACTGGCTACTTAATGCTCGACTATGCAGCACTAAGAAATGAAGTGATGGGGGTGATATAATGAGTATTTTCGACACTTTTAATAACAAATTTGGTCAATTTGGTATGCCCGCAAACCTTGGGCTTCTAGCCACTGGTATCGGTTTGTTAGAGGGTCAAGACCCTTTGGAAGCTGTTAAAGCCGGAATAGGCACTTATGGCAGCTTTGAGGATATAGAAGAGGATCGGCGGCGTAAGGCGGCTTTGTTGCAGTTGTCTAAGGAATATGGTGATGATCCAAGAATACAGCAATTAATAAAGGCTTTCCCTGAAGCGGCGGTCAGTTTGATTGCTAATTTAGAAGTGCAAAGAAGAAAGCCAACTGCTAAGTACAGAAATCTTACGGCTGAAGAGTTGGCGGCTAAAGGGTTTCCGGAAGGAACAGTAGCACAGATTAATGACACAAGTGGTCAGATAAATGTGCTTACAAAACCTACAAAAGCTACAAAGCCAGGTACAGCTACTGGGGTTGATAAGTTCTTGCGTTATACAGACGGTCCGAACAAAGGTGAAAGAGTTTTTCCTGATGCAGTCAAACCAGAAAATTTATCTAATCTACAAGAAAAGGCTAATCTTCTAAAAGATGCCGGAATACTTGCGGGGTCCGTAGAATATAATAAAGCTATGTTCGGGATTACTCCTGAAAAAGATTCTACTTTTGTTGAAAAACAGAAAGCATTGATTGATGCGGGTATACAGGAAGGTAGCCCACAATATTTACAAGCGTTGTTTAACATTACTCCTGAAAAGCAATCTGCTTTTGCAGAAAAACAGCAAGCACTTATCTCAAGTGGTTTTACTGAGGGAACCGATGAATACAACCAAGCCTTGTTCGGTATTAAAGATGAGCCCTTAAGTGCATTTCAAGAAAAGCGTAACGCTTTGATTGATGATGGAATTGCAGAGGGATCAAAAGATTGGAATAAAGCGCTTTATGGAATTACACCAAAAGATCCAAAGCCCGCAAGTTTAGTAAACTTAATTGCTGATAAGGATATAACTGTTGGCGGTATTACTTATAAAGCCGGACAGCGGTTTTCATTAGATCAAAACACACAGCAAGATTTAATCATTGAAGCGGCAGGGCAAGGTGCAATAAAAGCCCCAACAAAAATTGAGCAAACAAATAATGTAGCTGGTGATGAGGTTGAAATACCAGTAGGTGACGCCTCTGTATCTCCAATATCGCCTATAAATATCCCGTTGGCGGCAGGGGGTGATGTTCCTGGGGTGTTTAGGGATATTGTAAACAAGGGGCTAGGTTTTTTAACTGCTACAGCTTTCCCAGACAGGACAGATGAAAAAACTAATCTAGCGGCTTTAGAAAGCCTTGTAATGCCAAATTTAGTTAAGCAGATTAGTTCGCAAGGTTCAGTAAGAACGCAACAAGACGTTAAACGTATTTTGCCAAATGACAGAGATAATGACTCTGAAATGAGATCTAAGGTTGAACGATTAATTCCGGTTTTAGAACAAAAATTAAGAGAGGCAATATCGGCGCAGCGCGAAGAGGGTTTAACGGCTACTCAAAAAACATTGTCTGTCAATGTCGTAAATACATTTCCAAACTTAATTGCAAGCCTTAGAGAATCTTTAATTGAGTTTGAAAGAAATTACGGCAACACAGGCGGTAGCAAAACCGCTGCCCAAACAGCGGCTGACAAACTATTAGGAGTTGACTAATGGCTACAGCGGAACAATACGCTCAGTGGTTAGTTGATAACCAAGATAAAAAAGGCACTCCCGATTTTGAAACTGTTAAAAAAGCATACCTTGAGGTTAGACCATCAACAGGGTCAGAAAAAATTGAAGCAACAGGAAGAGGAATTAACGCGGGGTTATTGGCTGATATTTTGGGTGCTCCTGTTGACGCAATAAATTCCTTACCTATGGCTTTAAACTTACTTCCTGGTGAGCAAGGAATGAAGCCATTCTTGAAAAATCCAGTAGGCGGCTCTCAGTCTATCAGAAACGCAATGGGCTTACTGGATTTAGGTTACAAAGACATTGAGGACTTACCAAAAGATCAAAGACCATTTGCTCAAGGTGGTGAGGTTTTTGGTCAAACAGTTGGAACCTTAATACCGTTTTTGGGCGCGTCAAGAAAAGTAGCAGCATTAGACGCAACAGCTAAAGCTGCACCGAAATCAAATATAGTATCGCAAACTGTTGACGATATAGTAAAAACAACAGCGGCAAACCCAGGTACAACAGCGGCGCTAGAAACAGGGTTAGCACTTCCTCCTTCCGTTGCTTCAGGGTTAGCAGAGCAAGTTAATCCAGGTGATCCTACAACTAGAATGTATGCCGAATTAGCAGGAGCGTTTTCTCCTGTTGTTTTATCAACTGTTCTGCCAACTCTTACAGCAAGCCTTACAAAAGCATTAGGTACTTTTACGCCAAGTGGTAGGGAAAGACAGGCTGCTAAAATAGTGCAATCGGATCAGTTAAACCGTGGTTTAGATCTTACTGCTCAAGCTAGAAAACTAAGAAAAGCAAAAGGTAGTGGTACAGCCGGACAGGTCACTGGAAATCAAGGGTTTCTTGCAATAGAAAACGAGCTTGTTAGATCTGGTGGTCAGATTAGTGAGGACATAGCGAAACAAACACAAAAAGCTATAAATGAATTTAATGATGCTTACCGCGCGGCGATCACAAGTGGTGATCCGGAGTTGGTAAGACTAGCTGCACAGGCTAGACAAGATTACCTAATACAGTCTTTAGATGAACGTGTAAAAATGGCTCAAAAAAGAGCGCAAGAATTACAAGCTACAAACCTACCGAATGTTGATCGTGCTCAAGTAAACTCACAAGCTAGAGATATTGTAGAAACGGCTCTTAAAACAGCAAGAGATACAGAAAACCAACTTTGGTCAGGTGTTAAGCGTGATCTTACAGTGCAAGCTGATAATACGCTTGAAGCATATAATAAGGTAAAAGCGTCTTTAGCGTCTGGTGAGGAATTACCCGCCCCATTAAAAGCGGTAATAAAAGACATAAAGAAAGATCAGAAAAAGAAAAATCTTGGTAAAGGCGAGACTACAACTGGCAACCTGTTAAGGACTAGAAGTCGTTATTTAGAGCTTGCTAGAGAGGCTAGAGCGCAAAAAAGATTTAATGACGCAAGAATGTATCGTGAAGTTTCTGATGGCATACTTAAAGATTTAGAGCCAGTTGAAGGAGATATAGCTAAAACAGCAAGAGCATTTTCAAGGGAACTTAACAAAAAGTTTACTGAGGGTTTTGTCGGAAAGACATTAGGCTTTGATCGTGATGGCGGTATAACTGTTGATCCTACTCGAACACTAGATGTTGCGAGAACTGGTCAAGATCAACAAACTTTACTTAATCTGCAAGCGTTACGAAATGCAGCGGGTGATCAATCTGGTGATATGATGCAGTTGCAGCAAAACTTTCTGCAATCTTTTGCAAATAAAGCGACAAATTATGATGGTTCTATTAACCCTCAAGAGCTTGATAGATTTATCAAGTCTAACGCTCAAACAATACAAGACTTAGGTTTGACCGACTCTTTTAGAAGCACTGAAACAGCCGCACGATTAGCTGAAAGAGTAGCCAAGCAAGCCCAAGATGGGACTAAGTTTGCAAGAACAAAGTCTACCGCCGCCAAGGTTCTAGGCACGAACAATGTAAACGATTTTGTTCTGAACGTTTTGAAATCAAATGATGTTGCAGGGGGCATCAGAGATGTAGCGAGGCTTGCCAAAAGATCTAGAGATCCAAGCGTTATGGATGGTCTACGCTATGGCGTGTACGAGACGCTGTTAGACAGCGCCACCACCGGATCAGGAATGATATCTGGCAACAGGCTTGAGCAAATATTAAATGCTAAAACAGGCAATCAAACTGTTAGGCAAAGCTTAATGGTAAACGGCTTGTTTAACTCACAGCAAATGAAAAACGTTGATCGTTTAATAGCCAAGACAAAAGAGTTTGAAAGCGCACTGGCAAACTCAGAACAGTTTGAAAACCTGTTAGGCAAAGAGGATGTTTTCTTTGATTTATTGCTGAGAATTGGCGGCGCGAACTTAGGCGGTTCTAGTGCGTTAGGACAAGCGGCGGGTGCTCCAATTGTATTGGCAGGGGCAGGGGTAAGAACCGCACAAAAGGTTTTCGACAAGATGCCAAAGTTAAGAATTAAAACCATTCTTGCTGAAGCAATAAAAGATCCAAAGTTAATGGCTGATTTATTGGAAAGGCCCACTACTGCAAAACTAAAAGCTGCACGAAACAAAAGGTTAAACGCTGTTCTGGTGCAAGCGGGAATATTTGACGGTTCAGAATTACTAGAAGAGGAATTTGAATAATGGCTAAAAACAACATTTCTCAATATGATGCAACGGCCTCTAATAATACAGACGTAGCTAATATTGATATTGACGAAGGTATGGCCCCATCAAATGTCAATAACGCTATGAGAGCTATTATGGGGCATCTCAAGGATATGGATGTTGGCACAAGCGCATTAACTTCACCGGATTTCACAGCATTTAAAGTTGGTGGAACGCCAATTACCACAACTGCCGCACAATTAAATTTTGTAACTGGTGTGACAAGCAATATTCAAACTCAGTTAGATTCTAAAGGAACTATTGGTAATTTAGCTGATTTGGGAATTACGGCGTCAGCAGCAGATTTAAATAGAACAGACGTAGCAACAGTAGGATTAAGTGAAGCAAGCAAAGTCGTAACGGCTGATGCAAACGGTGTGGTAAGTTTTGATAATGGTACAATAGAAGAAGTTACGAGTATTTCGTCTAGCTCCAACGCAGCAACTATTAACCTACGCGATGGAAATGTATTTGAGCATGATCTAACAGAAAACGTAACTTACACATTTAGCAACCCTGCCACTTCAGGCAGAGCCTCATGTTTTGTTTTAAAGGTAATACAAGACAGCACAGCAAGGACAATAACATGGCCTTCAAGCGTAGATTGGGCGGCGGCAACAGCGCCGACACTTACAGCGACTAACAATGGCGTAGATGTGTTTGGTTTCTTTTCAATTGATGGTGGCACAACATACTATGGCTTCACTCTAGGTCAGGCGATGGCGTAAATGACAACAAAACTCCTACTTAAATCAGCGTCTGCGGCAAGTTCTGCGGGTGTTAATATTAGTGATGTATTTAATGTAACTTTATATGACGGTACTGCGGCAACTAACACAATTAACACTGGAATAGATTTTAGTTCGGATGGTGGATTAGCTTGGTTTAAGCAAAGAACAGGCAACAATGCACATGATCTTTATGATACGGAGCGAGGCAACACAAAAGAATTAAACGCGAATAGCGGAGTAAACCAAAGCACCGAAACAGGGCTTACGTCATTTAATAATAATGGCGTAACTTTGAGCAGTTCTGCCAATCAAAACAGTTCAGGTTTGCCGTATGTTTTATTTAGTTTTAAAAAAGCCGCTAAATTTTTTGACATACAAACATGGACAGGGAACGGTGTAAATCCAAACTCTGCGTTTGTAGTAAGCCATAACTTAGGGACGACTCCTGGCTTTGTAGCAGTTAAAAAAATTAGTGGTGGTGGAAGTCAAAGTTGGATGTGTGCAATGCGTGATCCAGTTGGAAGCGGCACAGTTCCTTCAATTTATACAAGTATGTCAGGGCAATTCGGTTGGGATAATAATTCTGACGTAGATAATCAAGTTGGTAGTAATAGTCCTGACTTTGCTAAATGGACATCCACACAAATTGATTTGCATAGAACAATCGGAGCGAGTGGCACTGACACAAACAGGGGTTATAATATTAGTGGCGCTGAATATGTTGCATATTTTTTTGCTCAAGGCGGCGATGGTGGCTTTGGCGCAGATGGTACTGAAGAAGGTATAAAAGTTGGAAGATATATTGGTAACGGTAGCAATGAGCAATTTATAGATACTGGTTTTGAACCACAGTATTTAATGATTAAAAAGTTAGATAGCGGTAGTAACGATTGGTTTATTTTTAATGCAATGAGTGGGTTAACCTCTACGAAGTTAGACGATGATTATTTGGTAACAAATTCTGCTTCTGGTGAAAATTTCGCTAATGATAGTATTGGTCATGTTGCGGTAAGAGCTAAAGGATTTTCTGTGAATAATCAGTCTGAGCTTAATGATACTAGCCCTAATCATTATATGTATATAGCTATAGCTAGAGATCCCAACAGAGGCGTGACAAGTGCCTCTCAAGTTTTTGCTATAAACACAAAGGCAGCTACAAACCCAAACTTTGTTTCTAATTTTCCTGTTGATATGGCTTTTTCAAGGGATGTAGCTGATGGAACAAGCGTAGGGGGTATTACAAAACTTTCTGGTAGACAGTTACAAAAATCATTTATTCGCACTAATGGCAGCAGTCTACATGATCTTAACCAAAACGAACAACATTTTGATTACATGAATGGTTATGGTGATGGTATTGGAACCACGGATACTGACTTACACGCATTTATGTGGAGGCGTGCAACAGGTTGTTTTGATTTATTAACATATAACGGGACAGGCTCAAATGCACTAATAAATCATAATTTGGAAGCTGCACCAGAAATGATGTGGATACGTTCACGAGCAAACGCTGATGATTGGGTTGTTTTCCATAAAGACTTAGGTACTGGTAAATATTTATTTGTAAACAGTTCACTATCTGAGCGCACATTAAACGCAAGTGATATTTGGAATAGCATTACCCCAACAAGTACGGTGTTTGGTTTAGGAACAGATAACAAGGTAAACAATGTTTCCAGACATTACTTAGCTCTTTTGTGGGCAACAAAAGCAGGGATTTCAAAGGTTGGCTCATATACAGGAAACGGATCAACTTTAAACATTGATTGTGGCTTTAGTAATGGCACCAAGTTTGTGATTATCAAACGTACTGATGCAAATGAAAATTGGCACGTCCACGATAGCTTTAGAGGAATCAATGTTGGCGATGATCCTGCAATAAGATTAGACACAGACGTTGCACAGTTTAATTCTGCGGCAATTAACCCATTTAGTTCTGGTTTTCAAGTTGAGCAATCTGTTGCTTGCAACAACAACGTTAATGGCGGTTCATACATATTTTATGCAGTTGCCGCATAATTAATAGGAAGGAATTTTAATGAGTGAATTTAGAGAAAGAACAACAGGCGAGGTTAAATCACAGGCCGAATGGAAATTAGCTTTTCCAAATATGTCTTTGCCGCAAGTGTGGAGCGATAGCGTTTGTGACGCTTTAAATATTGATCCAGTTTTGCCAAGTCCTGCCGCTACGACAACTGCTTATCAAACGTCTGTACGCGATGGAGTTGAGCAAGACAGCGATGGTAATTGGATAGAAAAATATGTTGCAAGAAATATGTTTTCCTCTGATAGCGATGGTACTAAAAAAGAAAAAGAAACTGCATATCAAGCAACGTTAGATGAAATGGCGGCATCAGCGGCTAGAGCGCAAAGGGATCAGCTTCTTGCTGAGTCTGATTGGGTGACTATTCGTTCTAAAGAGCTAGGTCAGACAGTTCCGGAGGCTTGGTATACGTATCGTGGTGACTTGCGCCAAATTCCAGAACAAGAGGGATTTCCTAACAATATAACCTGGCCTACAAAACCGGAGTAAAGCGATGAGTAAACCAACATTAGCTGCATTAGACAAAAGAGTGGTCAAAGTAGAAACCCAACTGGAAGAAAGATGGAAAGAAACCATCCTTAGAATTAAAAGGTTAGAGAATATACTTATTGGATCAGCGGGTGCTATGATCCTCTTGCTCATTACAATTATCACCAGAATGTAATGATTGACCCTATAAGTTGTGTCGGTTTAGCGACAGGCGCATTTAAGGCGATCAAGGCAACTGTGTCTGCCGGACGTGACCTTGCGGATTGCGCTTCTCAACTCAATCAATGGGGAAAAGCGATAAGTGATTTCTCTAATATTGAGCAAAGAGAAGTTACCAATCCTCCTTGGTGGAAGAAAACATTTAAAGGTTCAGATGAAGAAACAGCCTTAGAGATATTTGCTCAGAAAAAGAAAATGGAACAAATGCGTGAGGAATTGCGTGAACTAATTACTTGGCACTACGGGCGCAGCGGGTGGAAAGAACTGGTGGCTACTGAGGCCATGATACGAAAAAGACGCAAAGATGAATTGTATAAGAAACAACAACAGATGGATGCAGTTATTAATTTTGCAATAGGCAGCGTGTTATTTGCGATCAGTGGCGGTCTTTTGTTTTTGTTATTTTACATTTGGGGCAAACACCAAGGCCGTTGGTGAAGCTTAGAGAGTCTAAAAAAAAATTCATTCTTTATGACGAAAATGAGCGAGTAATTGTAATTACTCGTGAGCGTCATATTGCACTTAAATTCGCAAGGAAAGCAAATGGTAAAAATAACGTCAAGCGTAATAGACGAGCTAAAAATACTACCTAGATTAATGATGTTAGCTATTACAATTATGTGCTTTCAAGTCACAAACTGGATGATCAGTTTAGAAGATCCAACCCTTAATCAATCAGGATTTTGCAGCGTGATATTTGGCTGTTTTTCAGCGTGTTTTGCGGTGTGGTTGGGTAAGGAAGCAAAAACAGACAGAGGGGTAAGCGCATATGCTTCAAGCACTGATAGGGCCGATTACTGAATTAGCAGGAGGGTGGTTAAATGCCAAAACGCAAGCTCAACAAGCAAACGCAAAGCTCAAGCTCTGTGAAGCCGAAGCGAGAGCGAAAATCCTCGTCTCCAAAGAAACCTCAGTCCAAGACTGGGAAAGGATTATGGCACAAGGTTCTCAAAATTCTTGGAAGGACGAGTGGTTAACAATTTTATTTTCAATTCCACTGATACTTGCATTTTGCGGAGAGTGGGGGCGTGGTGTAGTCGCAGAGGGTTTTACTGCTTTGGAGCAAATGCCGAGCTACTACCAATACACCTTGGGTGTTATTGTAAGCGCGAGTTTTGCGGTACGTTCTGCAACTAAGTTTTTCGGGAGAAAATAATGGAACTTTGGCAGTGGATTATGCTGTTTAGCGCGGTGTCGCTAAACACGTTAGTGAATTGTTTAAGGCTATATTTGGAGAGCAAAAGGTGAGCGATTTAAAGCTTCCTCTTGGCCTTGTGCTTGCCATGTTGGTGCAGTTGGTGGGTGGCGTCTGGTGG